TGTTGTCTTTGGCACCCATACGATTTACCTGCGATACAGACCAAATTGGTATGTTTAATTCGCGCGCTAAACCTTTTGCGCTAGTATAAATATCGTCTATTTCTCCTTTACCGTCCACATTTCTTTTCTTAGATGACAATAAATCCAAATAATCGATAATGATTATATCTGGTTTGATACCCAAGTCTACCACCTTCTTAACGTGTGCCTCTATTGTGCTAATAGTGGTTTTACCCATTGCAAATTCACGGATTATTAATTCGCCAGGTAAATCCGCAGTAGATGCTTCCACTTTGTCTTTGTTCTTGTCTAACTGATCAACTGGTACACCAGTGAAAAATGCATCGTATCGTCTACCTGTATATGCTTCGCTTAATTCGAGTGTATAGTGTATAACGTTGAATCCCATTTGCACTGCATAGCCACCTAATGCAATTAATGTCCATGATTTACCACCACCAGGATTACCAAATATAAGGCCTAAATCACCATTGCCTAATCCATTCTGGATTAAATCGTTGATTGGTTTCCATGGTGTAGGTACAATTGCTCTATGGTCTTCTCGGTATCGTGATTCTACGTCTTTCTTGTATTCGTGGCCTATGTTCTTGTCCTGTCCTGCCTTCATGGCTGCCTCGATCATGTACTTGATTGAATCGTAGTCACCTGCTTTAAGTAAATCTACACTAGATAATAGTGCGCGTTTAAGTTGTTGATTTTTACAGAACGTGCTAAATTCCTCTTGCACGTACTCTAAATCGGTAAGGTCTTCGCGGTATGCCTCGCGTAGTTTTTCTTTGATGGCAACTTTAAGTACATCGTTTTCTACTTTTTTCATCTCCACCTTCAACACGTCCATGGTAACAACCGTGTGGTACTTGTTGTAGTAGCGAATAATTTCGTTTACAATCCACTTGAGTGCTGGGTCTGAAAAATATTCGTCGTTTAACACATCTGAGATGTTTTGTACGAATGTTTTGCTATTTAATAATGCGGCCACTACCTTTAATTGGTAATTGTGGCCATAATCATCCATGTTCGAGAGCGTCATTTTATATAACTTTTATTGTGAATATATGAATTAATCTTGCGGTAGCAAAAGATCTCTAAATGTAGTTTGAATCCAACCTTCCACATTTCTAATCAACCCACCCATTTGATCCTCGTGGTACATTTCCACAAATGAATCTGGGTCGAAATTGGTTTGTGATGATGCAACAAACCCATCAATGAATTGTTTATCTGCTTCGCTCATCATGGGATTGGCTAAGTTCATTACAGTGTATTTGTTTCGTATTGCATCCACATCGTGTAACACGCGTGCATATACTATATGTTCCTCTAGTTTATTCTCGCATATATCCAGTAAATCATCCAATGACAAATAGTCGCCAGTTAACTCAGGGAAACGCTTGAGTAGCGTTTTGGGACCCAGTCCTTTGATACCAGATACACCATCTGAATTATCGCCCATCAGTACCTTGTACAATATGAAATTGTGGGGCGGTATGTTGAATTTTTCCATCACTGTGTCTGATGTGTAGTATTCCTTTTCAATGGGACGATACACGATAATTTGTTGCGTTACTAACTGGAGATAGTCTTTGTCGCTGGATACTATGAATACTCGATCGTCTGCGTTTTGTGGCAACGTATGTGCTAAGTATGCGATAATATCATCTGCCTCAACACCGTTGCGGGTAACGGTGTGTACCGGTAATGTTTTTAAGTATTGTATGATGCGTACAATTTGAGATACTTTCGATTCGTCCTCGTCCTCTAAATTGTCGAACAATTCGTGTTTTGTTACTCGAGTTAAGTTACGGGATGACTTGTACTCGGGGATAATGTTTTTTCTGTTGTTTGATGAACCTTTTCCATCAAACACCATGTACACCTTAGTTGGTTGTATTTGGCGCATTAACGCGCCTAACGAGCGGAGAAAACCACCGACCCCCCCAATGTGCGCACCATTGGAGTTGACTGCGTTTATCGCTGAGAAGTTGCGAAAAAATAAGTTTAGTCCATCGATTAGCATATAGCGTTCTTGGTGGGTTGACTCACTTTCCGGGGTCCATCTCAGATAATAATATATCTTCTAATTCTATATCATTGTATTCGACAATTAATGGTACAAAATATTCATCAGCTAATTCGATAAATTCTTGTTCAAATGAAGATTGGTTATCACGTAAAAACTTTAAAACAATATCCATACGTCTACCAACCCATACTAAATCACTCAGTTCCTCTGTTTCTCTTAATTTCATTGGCTGCTTTATTTAATAATGAACTAAATTTACCCAAAAATTCCTTGAATGACTCAGGCATTTGCCTGGAGTTAATACCTGCTAATTCTTGCATACGTTTTTTTTCTTTTATAGACCTTTGACGCTCAGGGTCTTGTTCAAGTTTACGAAATTTTTCCTCGAAGGAAAATGATTCTTTGTTTTCCATGTGTTTATGTTTAATTATTCGCTATCGTTGTTTACGATGTCCAATATTTCAGTAACGGATTGTTTCTCGTCCCATTCTGAATTGTCTTCGATTATGTCGATTACTCCATCTACATCCTGGAACCATTCGTTTGAGTAGTCGTTTTTGTATTTCTTGATAGCGTTGTCTGAATCATCGATGAATCCATGTGGTGTTACTATTACTGTAGCTTGTGTGGCAATACCATTGTCTAAGTGGATTTTGTCTATTGCAATTTTGGTACGTTTAGCAAATTCCACGTTTTTCTTGTTTTTGATTGCCTTGATTTTGGATGTACCAGAATTAGTAACGTTACCAAATGTGATTACCAATGACGCATCCCAGTACATAGCATCGCCACCTTTGTTTGTCATTTTAGGTCGAGACATCGGTGTTTCTGCAGGTTGCACACCTACTTTGTTTACGATGAATAGTGTGTTTGTATAAGGCGAGCTAACTTTTCGCGACATAGGGAATTTCTGGTTGATAAAGTTACCAAATTGGGTAGCCATAGCACCAGCATTCCACTGTGGATTATTTTTGTTTGCGTTTACAGACATTTCACATGGTATAGAGCCTACTGAATCCCATAAGAATAATAAGTCATATGGTAAATCGCCTTTCTTTTGTGACAATAACATGTCTGCTATGAATTCAGCCACATCCTCAATTGTGTTGAGTGTGCTTCTATCCACGTAAATGAAAAACCCCTCGTAGTCTATATTGTCTGGATCGTTTGGGTCAACTGTTTTGGTTAGTTCAAATCCCATTTTTTCAGCGTGGTCGAACGACCACTTCATCTCAGTGATGATGAATATAGGTAACACTCCCATCTTTTGTGCAGCAGCAGCTAGTTCAATCATGAGTGTGGTTTTACCCGAGTCAGATCTACCTCTAGCTATAGTGATATGCCCCATAGGACAACCAGGGATGGATAATGCATCTTGCAATGCGGGTGAAAACGGAATCCACTTTTGTTCCTTGAATTTTACGTTGGATGCGAGTCCTTTGCTTTGTTTGAATTTGTCTAGGGAAAACTTTCCCTTTAATTGTGCATCTACTGCCTCCGATATAGATTTTCTTCCTTTTGCCATAACTTTTTTTAAATAATATAAATGATGAAAAATATAGCCTAACAATGTAGGCTATAGTTTATGTGAATTAAAATGGCATATCGTTGTCATCATCGTCATCGTCGAATAACTCGTCGAATTTGTCTGCCTTGGTTTTCTTTGCCTCTGGTTTAGTAGATAAACTGTAGTTTGATTTTGCTGGTTTAGCTACCTCTTCTGCTACGGTTGTTTCTTTTGTAGGCATTGCCATTACATCATCCGAGTCTTCCTCTGGATTTAACCATTCCGATAATGCTACTTTGATTGTGTCAAATGGTAATGGTTTGTATGTGTCTAATGGGTTGTCTTGGTTCTCTAAAAATGCCTCTAACTCTGCTTTGTCCTCTGATAACGGTGACGTTTTCATTGCAGGTGAAATAGTTGTTTTGTTGTATTTTGTACCGGTTGACTCTGGTCCTACTGTGGTAAGTTTGATGTCTCTACCGTTTAAAATGTCTGTGAAATCACCTACTTCTTCGTCAGCTGCTAACTGTAGGAATGCTTCGTATATTTCTTTTCCAAATTCCCATAAGCGAACACCTTCTTCCTCTTCACCACGTACAATAACTGGTGCGAAAATACGCATTTTAGGGTCAAGTTTCTTTGCTAAACGCCAGTTTTCCTTGTCGTTTGTGCCACGTAATTGTTTTGCGAATTCTGCGATAGGATCTTTTTCTCCCCAGTTTAATGGTGATGCGATCACTTTCTTGTTGCCGATATTGTAGTAGAATTTCATCTCTACAAACGGATACTCTTTGTTGAATTTAAATGGTACAACGCGAATTTGTTGCTTACCGATAGTTGGTTTGAAACGTTTCAACGATTGCTGGTTCTCGTTTGATTTGTTTGGAATCTTTTGGAAGTTTTCCAATTTGCGCTTAATTGCATCTAGGTTCATATATAACTGTTTTAAATTGTTGCTGTAAATATACTAATTGGGGCTCAAGGAGCCAAATAAGGTTAAAAAAGCTCGCAAACTTAGTTGCGAGCCAAAAAACAAAAATTAAATTATGATTAAAGTTCAATAATTTTAAATATGCGTGTTTGCAGTTGTTTTAGTTCACCATTCTGAGTTAACAATATGCTGTTTTTGTAATGTCTCCAATCAATGGGAAATTTCGGGTCAACTACACCACCGTTTAATCTACGGATCAATTCGTTTAATGAGTTGATTGTGTATAACACGTTGTGTTCTTTTTTGCGGTGTACCAAAATTGTGTTTTCTGGTATCGCATCTATATTACCCTGGTCAATGTTGTATGTAAGTACGTACTCGTTGTTTGATTTGATGTGTAACACAAACATTTTGTTGTACATAATGTTGTATGTGCGGGACAAAGTTCCCACTAATATATCGAGTTCCTCCAACGGAGTGAAGGTACATAGTAATCGGTTGTTTAGCATATTGTCTAAGTTCATGTATGAGTCATAGTCATACAATGTATCTACATTATACATATGCGTGGGTTCAGGTAGGGTGTGGTTCATAACTGCTTGTTTTAGTTTAATTGGTAATTGTTTCCGTGTTTAAATTTTACATCTAAATTATATTTGCTGAATATAGCCATTACTTGTTGTATGGTATCTTTCTCTGTTTTATCTACGTCCAATAAAAATGAGTCAAATACCACCAGTATTACTTGTGTATTTTTACCATCCAGTAACTCATATATGTCGTTTAATATAAGTGCGTTTGTGGATGTTTCCTCTGCTTGTAATATATAGTTTAGTATCTTGTTGGGTGTTGCATCCTCTATGTTTTCACGATAAAAACGTAGTTTGGATGTTGGACATTCAACGTACCCTTGAGTGTTGAATTGTTCCCACAATTGATCTAAATATTGCTTTACTTTACGGAAATATACTAAATTTTCGTATTGTTTCCAAATTCCTCCATACAATTGCTGGAAAGTAATCTCCTTTGCTTTTGCGTAATCCACATTATATAGCTCCGCAAAATGTTGATGGATATCGATATCGCCAAATTCATAGCCCAATAAATTGGCAAGCAAACGAGGATGATAAGCACTAACATCAAACTCAATGAATATGCTATTGCGCGGTATAAAACATTTCCTTTCTCCATTTTCTTTATTTAGTGTTGAATAGTTGATACCATTAAATACGTTTGAGGGGCGAGTAGTTGTGGTTAAAAAATTGTAGTTTGTGTAGACATATTCCTCGGTGCCCCTACCAAAACACTGCTTAAATAACGCCGTATCTACTTTAATACCGCACTGTTCCAGCTTATGGTATGCTGGTATAACTATATTGTTGTAGAATGGGTTAGGGTGTTTTACAACAAACGATTTGAAGTTTACCATACACGACTCATAATGTTTAACCAACGGTACAATTGTGTTTAATTGTTTGTTGGTTGGGTATAGCCTCTGAAAATGTTCGTGTGTGGTTGTTTTGTGTGGTGTAAAATGAAATGGGAACGGCTGGGTTATGCTTGGGTGGTTAATGTAGTGTAGTAGTGTTTTTTTGTCTAATGTGTGTATGATTTCAATTGAGTTGAGTATAGTGTGGAGGTGGTGTTCCTCTACACAAATTGCATCGTTGTGTTTAATGGGTAAAATGTACCCTTTTGGGTGGTTTAATGGGTGAATAAACACCAATGAAATGGTGTTTTTTGAGTGGTGCTGTTTGTGGGAAACAGGGATAACTTCAACGTATGCCTCCGCAAAGCGCATACGTGTGAATAAATCAATTTTTTGTGTATCTTCTATTAGCCAAAACATGGGTTGAAGATACAAAGAAAGCCTGGCAGAGCCAAGCTTTTTGTGGGGTTATATGAGGTAAGGTTTAAAATTCCCTTTTATTTTTATAATAATTTTTCATTTTTTCTACATCTTGCTTATGCATTTTTCCTCCCTTAGTTACTCTATAATTTGCAACACCATATTTTATTTTATCGGCTAATTTATCCAAATGAAGATCATAATCATCATCATCTTCCATATCATGAAGTGATTTATACTCACCACTTTCTATTTGGCTTGCTATTACATCTCCAAATTCATTACGTATATCAGTTAATATTTCATCTGGTTCTCTTATTTCTTCTTCAATATCAAACTGCTCAAATTCGGGGTCTAGGGAAGCCATTAATTCAATTCTTAATGAGTCTAGTCTTTTTTTCCTTTCAGGGGATAATTTACCTTCAATTATATGTTCACATTCATTTAATTTTAGCTTATATTGAGATTCAGTAATGATGCCAGCCAACATCTGCATTCTAAGTGTTTCTTTGTTCATGTTGTTTTGTGTTTTATATATAAATATGTGAATAAATTGCTAAAGTGCCAAATATTTCGCAAAATTATCCCTAAACCAATTAGTGAAACCATACCACTGGTTGTCTCGCTCAACCAATTGCACAGATGCTTTGTTAATTGAGTATGTTTTTTGCTCATCACCCACTATATACCAGTTTACAAATACAGGAGTGTATAAGTCCCATGCAATGTTAGTGTCTTTTGCTAATAGTTTGTTGTATGTGGCATTATCTGATTCCATATACTTTAACTCGTTGTTTTTCTTGCAAAAGTAACGCGTGAAATAACCCATTTCATAATCGCTCGATGTAGGTAGTGAAACGATTGATTGAGGTACATAACGCGACTTAACATTGCTTAAACCAAACACAGGATTAACTGTGGGTGAAATTATATCAGGCTCAAGTATAGTTGATGGATTTGGTAAAGAGGGAATGATTTCGGTGGCACTAACCAATTCTATGGTTGGTGTATCGTTTGGTGTTTTACCTGTGTATAACTTGTTTGTGTATGTTCTGAAATAATATCCTTTGTATGGTTCCCTAGTAGTGGATAAAAGGTATTCTTCACCATTGGTGTATAGATTTGGGGTGAATTGTGTTGATGGGAAGTACATATGTTTAGTGGTTTAATGTTTCCATTCGTTGATATATATGGTGAACGGTGATATGTTGTGTGTATGTTTGGTTGGGGTTACATACCTACATAATTAGCTGCTCTTTTTGATACTAATTTACCCAAATATCCTTTTGTAATTGCTTTGGTTGGG